TAAGAACTGACCAGAGATCTTTAACTCTTCTGGCACCTCTAACTTAGTCGAATCTTTCAACAACTGTGAGACAGTCTGATGCCACTTGTTAGGCCGCATAGGTGGGGGCATTTCCAAAATCTGTTCCATACAAGCCCGTTGAAACAACGTCTGATTCTGTAACTGTTCCGTAGATAACTGAACCCTATGCCCGGCAACATCTAAAAAATATAATCTTGGTTCTGATAACATAATAGTAAGACTACCTATTGGTGGCATCTCCGGCCCTTGATCACCAACTCCATACTTTCTCGTAACACATAACTGCTTATCACAATAACTCTTAAATGGCTCTTGCTCACAGGTATAAAAGTATTCTTTCCTATCTAAAGATTTTTGCAGAGTCATCACTTCTTTAGACTCTAGAGGTGAGGTAAAGAGTTGACGATTCATCGTTTCAAATTCCTTGACCCAATCATCAGGAGTCTTCAATCGACAGTATACCCCACACATAAATAACTTTTTGTTTCTCTCTTCCCCGGTTGGACCATTCGCAAACAAATGTTCCAAGCATGGTGGGCCATCTGCAAAGTACTTTCTCTTTCCAGATACGGAAGACTTCTCCAACTTGTCTATAGATACCCTACTACTTTGTAAGAAAGATACAAACTCCTCTAACTCCATTGCTTCTCCCTTTTTATTGAAACAATACCGCTGAGTTAGTTCTGCATTAAAGTAGGGTAGATTGATAAAGTTTCCTACATCTCCCCTATCTGAAAGAATCTTGTCTTGCTTTGGAAATATTTCACAACCGCTGTGACCCAAAGCAACTGCCATCTCTAATAAATATTCTCTCACCACCGAAGCTTGCTCATAGTGAGAAAGAAATAAAAATAAATGCGCCCCCCCGGATTTGGAACGACAATGCACCAAAGGTAATTTTAATTGTTGAACCTTCTTCTGAAGAGTCTGATGATCCAGATCATAAACATCTAAGTCCAACGCACCCCACCTGCATTCGTTCTTATCATTAATAGGGATAGCACCCACACCCTGCTTCCCATCAAGATGTGCTTGTATCTTATCGTTAGTCAATGGCTCACGCACAATCCGGCTATCAGAATCAGCTTTTCCATTCCTGCCAATCCTACCTACATTGGTAGTGCCATGAGCCGCCCTCGATCCCTCAAAGGCGGCAAGTATTTGTTGTGCTAAAGACATACCCTAAAAAGGAATTTCGTCAGAATCTTCTTTAGGTGATTGTTCTGGAGCATCAGTTTTTATCTGACCCTTGGAACTAGATGTATGCAATGCTTTCGCTTGAGAAAACAGATTAGCCTCGTCTATCAATCCTACTTTAGATACAGAATAATTAAAGTAAGTTTGATTCTGCTTGTTAGTCTCTTCAACTGTTTGAAGTTTCCAGATGTTAGCAAAGATAGGAGCCTTTGCCATAACACCAGACTTAGGATGCGTAATAGTCTGTAAACTAATCTGTGTTTTCCACCTACGGCTTACCTTGAGTGCCGTGCTTTTCATGTCCAAAACAGCTGGAGACCAGGAACCATCATTGCACTTCACCAATACAACATAGTTATCAGCTTTAACTACCTCGTTTCCATTTGGTAAAGTTTCAGTAGATCCTTCTCTCTTTGTCTGCGTTAGAACTGGATCTTTAGGATCTATCTCACCTACAAATCCACCACCATCATCAAGTGATACCCACTCGGTGTACTTAGTTTGTACATAGCATGGGACAATAGACACACCATCAGCCCAATACTCCTGAGTAAGATTATTAAAGATATCTCCTTGACCACAGTCTTTGATGTACTTGGCATCAGACTTCTTAATCTCTGGTGACATAGCCTGTGCAATACGAATGAAAGGCATCTGCATCTCATCACTACTAAACTCGGCTCCTGCACCTGCCATCTCAAAGATGTCATTCATAACATCCGTAGAGACTGCTGTCTCTTTCTTTTCTGCTACTGCGTTAGCCATTATGCGGTCCTCCCTATTTTGGCAACGTTTAAAGTATAAGCACCTAATAAATCTAGATCGATAGCTCTTCCAACTTCAAGACTATCTTTAACAAACTTTTTTAATGTGCTTGGATGAACGTGGGTCTTAGTCTGTGGATCGAAACCCTTCTCACGCAACATGCCCACAACATCCCCCGCAAGATTATCTTCCCCCCTAGAAAAAGATAGGCTAACATCATTCTTAATGATATCATCATGGCCTTCTTCTCGTAGCCATGCGAAAGCTTCGTCTTTCTTGTCCGGTGGAATAGAAGCATGTATCACTACACCCTTCGTTACTTTAACACCATCAACTTTTATCTCTTCCATGCCCATCTCATCCATGAGTTGAGGAAGCTGTTCAGTTGATAACTTGTGCTTCATTGATTTAAGACGGCTGAGTTCATTCTCAACATCTTCGATCTGCTGTTCCACGTTCCTTAAATCTCGGACCAGGGAACTTAGATCTTTACTAGCCTCGGTATTTACATTCTTTAACGCACTAGCTTCGTCAAATATGTCTTCAAATATTTCTTTAACCATTATAAGTTTCTCCTCTTCAGGTTTTGAAATGGCGGGGAACACATAGTTTTGTCGAAGCGATTCCGTTAAAATCCTACATGCTCCCCATATTAACGATTGACAAGTCATTTCGTCATCCGTATTGTGGAGTATAGTGGAGGTATGTAATGACTGTCAAGTACAAATTTAAAACAAATCCGTATGATCACCAAAGAAAAGCTCTTGATGTTAGTCAAGAGAAGAAAGAGTTTGGTTATTTTATGGAGATGGGTACAGGTAAATCTAAAGTTTTAATTGATGAACTTGGTATAATGTTTTTAAAAGCAAAAGTGAACTTTGCTCTAATCATTGCACCAAAGGGTGTCTATAGGAACTGGATAGCCAAAGAGATACCAGAACATATGTCTCCAGATATTCCTCATCGAGTGATTCGATGGGTGTCAAGTGCAAATAAAACGCAGCAACGTGAAATGAAGTCTGTCAAAGAAAGTTTTTCCGGGCTTACAATTTTTGTTATGAATGTAGAAGCTTTCTCCACAGTAAAAGGTAGAGCTGCTGGTAATTATCTGTCTGGTGCGCTTGGCAGCTTTGGTCTTATAGCGATTGACGAATCAACGACAATCAAAAACCACAAGGCCAAACGCACTAAGAATTTAATCAAAGTAGCAGAAGGTTTCAAGTACAAAAGAATATTAACTGGATCACCTGTTACCAAATCGCCTCTTGACATTTATTCACAGTGCGAATTTCTCAGACCCGGATTACTAGGGTTTGAATCTTATTATAGTTTTCAAGCAAGATATGCTGTTATTCAAAGGAGAAACACTAGCTCTCATGCTTTCCAACAGATTGTTGGATACCGTAACTTAGAAGAATTAAGTATGAGGATAGATATGTATTCTTATCGTGTCCTCAAGAAAGATTGTCTTGACTTACCAGACAAACTTTACACTGCCCGATACGTTACCTTGACTCCAGAGCAGATGAAAATGTACATAGATATTCAAAAGAAAGCTATGATTCTTTTGGAGAATGGAGAGATGGTTACTGCACCTGCCGTCATCACACAAATGTTAAGGATGCAACAAGTTATGTCTGGGCATTTAAAAACAGACGAAGGGGATATGGTTTATTTTCCGTCTAGAAGAATGGATGCTCTCGAGGAGATACTAGAAGAACACGAAGGTAAAGCAATCATTTGGTCTAGGTTTAGATATGATATCCAACAGATTACAGAAAGGTTGCAAAAGAAATTTGGAAATGATTCTGCCAAATCTTTTTACGGAGATACTTCTGATAATGAACGAGCAAGAATTATCAGTGACTTTCAAAAACCTAGTCATCCTTTGAGATTCTTTGTAGGAAATCCGGCGACGGCAGGATATGGTTTAACTTTAACGGAAGCTAACCTTGTCGTATACTATGCAAATGATTTTAACTTAGATACTAGAATTCAAAGCGAAGATAGGTGTCACAGAATAGGTCAGAAGAATTCAGTAACTTACATAGATTTAATATCTGAAGGTACGCTTGACGAGAAGATAGTAAAATCATTAAGAGATAAAATTAATATTAGTGCTATTGTATTAGGAGAGGAGGCAAAAGAATGGTTAAGCCTAAAACCGAAGACGCTTTAATTGAAGCAGTCTGTGACTACAAAAAAGGCTGGACTAATTTAAAGAGTGCATCGAACCAGGTGTCAGATCTTTCGGGGTTAACTCCAGAAATAGCGGGTGCATTTTTAAAACATATGAAACGTAACAATGTAACCCAAATAAGAGGTTACTCGAAAGAACCCGAAAGATTATTAAAAGGGAAAAAAGGAAAACCAAACGAGCTAAAGAGGAAATAATGGATATCATTATGACACTTTACTATGCGTTTTGCGTTATTGGAGTTACAATTTTGTTGGTAGTCTTGTTTCGTATTTAAAAAAAAGAGGGATTTCTCCCCCTTAGTTGTTAATCCCGGGCAGGGATTAATTCTTCTTTTGTTGTTTTTTCTTGGCTTCTCTCACCTTGACAACAATCATCTAAGACTTGTTTACAAAGCTCGCATTGATAATGACCATGAACATAGATAGGATCACCTTCATGCCCGCATCTGTTACATAACATCTACCATTACCCATACATTTTCTCTGCCGCACTTTTCTTTTGCCCTTATAAAACCACTTTTCTTTAATCTATAAATAATTGTACGAACTGTGGTTAGCTTAATCGAAGTACGGTCTGCGAGTTGTCTGCATGTGCCCGCCCCTCTATCAAGTTGATCAATTAGCATCTCTGATTTCGTCATTGTGGTTCTCCTGTATCATACAAACTTAAATATAAATTGTCTGGCCTCGATAAAGGAGAGTTAAGAGTGTACTTATAACTTTCCCAACATCCCCCCTCGATGTACTTTGTACCATGAAGTTGCCTCGAGGCTTCTTCGCATTGACTTTCTGTTTCAAAAGACAAAACGACCAACGTGCTGAATAAAATAATTTGTTTCAATTCATCCTCGCCGCGGCTTGTGACTTATCAAAGTCCTCTAGCTTTTCATGTTCTCTCCTAATTATAACCGATAACTGACGGGTCATAGTCCTCTGATCTCGGTCTGCGATCTTTTTTAATAGTGCATGATCTTCCGGCAACAAAGCTACGTTGCGAAAAGGTAACACCTTAGAATCTTTTTTCATATAAATCTCCTAGTTGTAATCAATACATACTTTAGTTGTTTCTAAAAGTCAAGTATCTTGAAACATAGGGATGACTTCATCGGGAGATACGACTCTCATGGCTCTCCACTTGGTAATATCCCTCTTGTCTGGATAGTTTAAAACTAAATAAGCATCAAACACATCTCCCGGTTGCACATCCATCCTAGACACAAGCCTCTCATTAAGGAAAACTTGATCCCCTTGTGGTGTGATTGCAAATGCACTACCCATATCTGACAAGTACTCTACAAGTATCTGCGTAACGGGGATATTATTTACATTCATATGTAAACTCCTTTCTTTCTTAGCTGGTCTACAAATTCTTTTAACTCTTTATTTGCTCTTTTAGTATCATTAGCAACGTCTGGATGGTTTGGTTGATTGCACCACCTCTCCATGTAATCGTCTGCTTGCTTTCTTAAAAACCTTAACTGATACTCTTCAGCCCGTGTTATCTTTTGCATTTTTCTTCCTTGTTTTTAAAAAGTCTCTAAACTTTTTAGTAGTGCCACCACCATTTCTCCATCTATGTTGGTTTGCCCACCGGTTTGCGTGTTCTTTAGCTTTATCAATAAAGTTATTGATATCGAACTCTTCAGCTAAAGATTTTTTCTTATCATTTCCCACCTAAACTCTCCCATTTAGTACCTTTAAGAGAATGTATTGGCTCTTGTACCAACTTTAAATGACCTCTGTATTCTATCTTACTCAACACAGAATCTGCATCTAATCCAAAAAAAACATGTGAAGCATTACCTTGTTTTCCATTCCTAGTTATCGCTAAACAAAACAACGTGCCCTCGTTGTGCATCCTTCTGGTAAACGTACCTATTTCTTTATATTTCTTTCTCTCTTCTATGGTATAATCACTTTCACGTTTCGTGTTGCCTGACAAGATTTCATAGATATCTCTACTACGTAAAGCAATATGACGTTTAAGAAGCTTTAAGATTTCATCCTGTAAGGGTGGTTCTGGTGGTGGCAGTACTTCTTTATTGCCATGTTTTTCTTCATATTCTTCTGGCGTTAAGTGAGTATGTGGAATTATTCTATGAACTTGGTAATCTAGATTTTTATCATTAGAAGCCGGTTTTCGGTCGATCTCATACCAATGATTAAGCTTAACTCTCTCTCTTCCAACAAGTTGTGGTCTACAATAACTTTCACAATTCTCTGTATCCATAAAAATTACTGGTTTATTTTTACTTGATTTACCTAAATAATTTTCAGAAGAAACCCATCTTATTGCTTCAGCATATAATGTTACCACTTTTATCTTACTCATTTGTTACCCCTCTCGATTTCGTTTTTAATTGCTAATCCAATTTGCATTGCCAACTGTGGAACAATGGCATTGCCTAGTCCTTTAAGTCTGTCCACCCTTTTGGATATCCCATGAGCCACTCGACCCACGTTGGGTTCAGCGAACCAGATCCCTTCGTCTTCCCTAAGTCTGGATGGTTGCCTAACATCTTTTGCATCTTCCCTCCGGGAAGACCCGCCGCGTCCTCGTTGGCTGATGGTGTAGGCCACATCTTTTCTTGCTCCACCACTTTCGTTCCCAAGTTGTGACTCCTCTTCCCCGCCTTGATCGAGGGTGGTATCGAGGGGCCGTCCTTGTAATCCCTCGCTCGAGGTGTAGGCCACATGTGAACTGGGTCTGGATCTTGTGCGTCCTTCACTGCCGAAATCAAATTGATCTGATGGTTCTTCTCGATCAAATTCTCCTTGCTCCTCGGACCTCTGTTCCCATCCCAAGCATTTGGTGTAGGCCATAGTTTCATGGTTTCCTCGTCCACTTGCTCCCTCAGATTGCTTGGCTTGGATCTCCCCTTTCGATGCCCCTCTTGCATTTTCTTCGTTGCTTCCTCGCTCCTTGGAGGTAGATGATCCATTGTGTTGGGTGTTGCCCACATCTGTTCGTACTCCACTTGAGCCAAGAGATTGTGCTTCTTCGCTTTTTGAGTTCCCAATCTGTTCTCCACTGATTTGAAACCCTCCTCTCCCCCCACTCGAGGAGTCGCCCAATGTTGCTCCATCCCCGTCTCCTGGACTTGTGCATATAGACCTTGGAACCTCTTGGGATTTGGAGTCACGTTCTTCGCATCGTCCACCAATGGAGTCCTCCACATTTTTTGCGATGATCCACATTCTGTCTCTTCGATGGGGCGCATTTTTGGCACAAGCTGGAACAATAAACGTCCTTGTGGCGTAGCCTTGACCTTCCAAGTCAGCGAGCACTTTGTCGAGGCCCAAGGCAACGTGACCATAAACGTTTTCGAAAACGCACCAAGATGGTCTTTTGTGTGTAACAATTCTAAAGATGTACGGCCAGATGTGGCGGTCGTCTTCTTCTCCTTTCCTAAGTCCGGCGACTGAGAATGGTTGGCATGGGTATCCGGCCGTGAGGATTTCGTGGTCTGGAACAAGTCTTTCTGGGTCATTAGCTAACTCCTTTACATCTGTAGCTATTGGTACGTTTGGAAAATTTTTATTAAGAATTTGTCTGCACCACTTTTCAGTGTCACAAAACATGATGGTCTTGGATAGTTCAGCCCAAGAAAATCCCAAGCTGAACCCACCAATACCAGAGCATAGATCTACATGTCTAAGCATCTTTGTCCTCTCTGCGTTTTTGCGTTTCGACTTCCTTCTTTAATTTCTGTTTGATTATTTCATTTGTTTTATCGTCACATCCAAGAACGATAACATGCTCATCAAACCAACTTTTCTTTTTTTTATTCATTATTAATCCCCACATCTACGTCAAGATAACCACAGAACATGTCTGCCTCGTCACGATAAAACCATCTGCAATAATTAATCTTATCGCCAAACTTAAATCCTATTTTATTTAATATAGGAGTAGGAGGTCCCCACGCAGTTAAAAAATTTATGCGTAAAATCTCATCCCCCTCATCTTCAATGAGAACTCTGCTATCCCCACCTCCATGATTGTAGGCATCCCACTTCGTTCCCCAATTTTTACAACACCAATCATAATCCCACTTGCCATTTGGTGTTGGTATGATTGCGTTGAATGTAAAAGGCATCTCTTCTCCCTCTGTGTCTTTGCCTTTCACAAATTCAAGAAACTCGTCTGTCGCTTCTCGATCCTTGAAACTTATATACACTTCATTTGTGCAACGGTTAGGCATTACTTTCTCCCTTCCAGAAATCTATGTAAATCATGGTGTATAGAAACAAGAGATATCTCTCTCTCCAATTTCTCTAACGCATCCTCTGCCTCTGCATAAGTATCAAAGGTTTCATGCGTAGGATAAATCTCCCACACACCAACTCCATTGGTGCATGGGACGATTGTAAAATTACCTCGACTACGCATTGGCATGGTCTTTTTTAAAGTAATTATCAATATCTTTTTGAGATAGACTATAATCAGAACCATCCTTCTCATCACGACATACCCAAGGATTTTTTCTTGCTCTAGATCTAAAACCCACAATCTTAAATAAAAACTTACCAAGCTTAACTTGTTTATCAAAGTCAATGTGAGTCATAAAAGGTTTGATGTTATCCAAGGACTTTTCGTTCTCGCTCTTCGCACCTTCAATCTCAACTCTGCATTTAAAAGTAACTGAGTCATCATTATAAGAAGCATTACCAAAAGCTATAGTAATGCCTAACTCATCTTTTAAAATATTAGAAAGTTTCTTATTCAAATGCTCACGCAACTTGGCACATGTAACACGATCTATTTTAGTGATTTTCATATTCTTTCCTTATCTACTTAATTAAACTATACTTGTAAATATAATGTATAACACATGTAAGTCAAGCCCTCGATAAAAATAATCTTGAACCTCGAACCTTGTTTACACTATTTACACATTTTCCAGAGATTTTATTTTTTTTTTTTTTCAAGTGGTTTTGCTTGTAAACATTGTAAACATTGTAAACAACTCAATAAAACAAAGTACTTCAAAGCCCAAGATTGTTTACACACGTTTACATTGTTTACACTTTTTCGCTTAAATGTCCTAAAAAGGGTATATTGCTTTTATGAGGTCACTTGTTATAATCTTGTGATTAAACATCAAGTGGAGAAGATATGCCATCGATAAAAAAGAAGGTTGAAAATGAACATGGTCGTAAGCTAACAAATAGGCAGATGACTTTTGCTCGTAAAATTGTGGAAGGTATTTATAGTAATGCAGAGTGTGCTAGAGCCTCTGGATATTCTAAGGATCTTGCAAAAGAACATGCCTCTCGACTCTTGAATGGAAGAGACTATCCTCATGTCCTCGAGTACATAAAAGAACTGAGAGAGGAAAGAGAAAGAAGGTATGGTGTAACTACCATTGGTCAACTGGAAAGATTACATAAGCTATCCCTTGGGGCAGAAGACTCTGGTCAATTCTCTGCAGCTATCAATGCTGAAAAGATTAGGTCTGCCTTGGGTGGACTCACTATTGATAGAAGAGAAACAACTCATAGTATCGATCAACTTTCGAGAGATGAAATTGTGGCTAGACTTGCAGATCTTCAAAAGAAATATCCTCAAGCATTTGAGGTGGAAGGAAAGTATAAGGACATAACAAATGAGCAAGGGAACAGAATCAAACTTTTGGAACTTGATAAGGAACAATCTACCAAAGAAGTGTCATGCAACGAGGATTGAAAACAAACATGGTGGTGGAATTCCAGATGTGCATATGGTGTGGGAAGGTTTGCCTTTTTGGATCGAACTTAAAACAACCAAAAACAACACGATAAAAATCTCGCCTAATCAAATCGCTTGGAACATGGCATATTCTGCAAGAGGTGGTTTAAATTTCTACTTGGTAAAAAGCCTCTCCTTGAACAAGCTATTTTTGTTTCGAGGGGATCAAGGTGCGAGTATCTTGGACCAAGGTCTTTGCGTCTCTGCGCTTTTTGTCTGCGAGTCTGCGTCTCAAATGTTTGCGTCTCTGCGTCCCTTGTTATTAGATCATTACATAAATTTATTGGATTAACCGGACAAAAAAAAGGGGAGCCGGACCGGCCCCCCTTTTCCAGGAAGAAACTAGTTAGATAGTTGCTAGATCCTCGAGGGCTTGTTTGTATTGCCCTCGCTTGTACTTGTTTCCGGTTAATCTAGATGCAGCTTCGAGGATCTGTTTCCCCGACATTCTAGAGTTCTTCATTCCAAGGGCCAATAGTTTTAGGTGCCCCTTTAGAAAAATGGCTTGGACTTTAGGGTCTTGTGGATTAAGCATTTGATACCTCGTGATGATTTAAAATTATGTCTCTCACCCTTTCTCTATCCACACTGTCAAAGGCCAGATCTTCTCTTGGATAGAGTAGAGGGTGGGTTTGTACGTATATGTCGCAATACTTGTTTATGTCTTTTCTATCCAAGAATAGCTCTTGTAAATACAACCCATCTGGATGATAGCCATAAAAAGAAAATACATATTCTTTAAAGTCTTCCATGCTCAAGCCTCCAATGCGTCTAAGGTACTTGAAAGTATCAAGTTAAGTTCCTTTTCTTTTTTGGAAACGATGCCAGCTTTAACCACTTGGTCATCAACGAAAAGCCTAAACGATAAATCACCATTTGATAATTCACGTACGCTTTGTCGAATGGTTGCAAATGGGTGTGAGTTTCTGGAACTGGTTCCAACATTCATCTCAATTGTGGAATGCTCTTTCACCCCATAGGACTTATTGCCAGTACGTCCACCACTGGACGCATAGAGGCAAGATTGGATATTGTTCCAAATTCTATATTGTCGCATGTTCTTTCCTTCCTTAATTAACAATACCTAAATTGTACTATTATTGTAGCCTGGTTGCAAGTTTTATTTTTAGAGATATCTATCCGGCTTTTGTTGGGCCGGTCCGGGGTCTGCGGCTTTGCGGCTCTGCGTCCCGGTATTTTTTATGATGATGGTCCGGGATAAAAAAAACTGGGCTTTCGCCCAGTTTCTATTTCCTACCAACTTGCTTGGTAGATAACATCACACCAAACATCTTGGCCTTTCAACCATTCACTTGCTTTTCTAAATGTTGCAGCGTTTTTAGTTTTCTCGTCCTCGTGCCAATCAGATGTGCCAAAGAAAAAACCTTCAGTATGTGGTAGTCTATCCAACTCAATCGCACATGCAATGTCTTCCAATTGATCTGCGTTTAATAGGATTTGTTGGCACTCGTCTTTTCCCTTTGCATAGGTTTTCACAATGTAACCATGCAAGTTTGGGTGCTTTCTCCAGTAGCCAAGATCCAAGGTAGTTGATCTGATTGGATGCCCATCTGAACAAGTGGGTCTTTCCTTACCTCCAGATGTGGCATGGTATTTGTGTCCTTCTAAATACATATCTAATCCCATAATATTTTCCTTCCTTTATTGATTAAAATAATAAGGAGATTGTAGCATAACCACAATCTCCTCACAAGTATTATCTCCTATACTTTTCTACCTTTCCCCTTTCATTTTCCAGTATAGTTATGGCTACATTCAAAGCATCTTTCTTCCAATCAACGAAACGATTTTTGCTAATGTCTTGCTTCTCGTTAATGTAAACTCTCAGAAACTTACATGCTTTGCGTGTCGCTCCATGGTAGGTACTAGCATTGGGAAAGTTTTCTTTGTCTACGTGTTGACCTTTCACAGTGATATAGTATCTATCCTTGTTAAGATAGGTCTTGAGCATCTTGACGTATGCTTCTCCCATCTCATCATTGGGTATCATACAAAACTGATACCTAGAATTTTTTCTTATTTCTTTACTCATTTTACACCTTTATTTTATTAAGTGTTAAATTTTTCAATTAGTTTTAATATTTCCTTGAGTTCAGACTCAGACACATCTTTCAAGGAAATCTTCCAAGAAACTACGACTGGTTGCAATTCTGCGATTGTTCCTTTGGTTCGCCCTTCTGGTAGCCTTGACTCAATTCTGTCTGCTTTTAATCCATAGCGTATCATTTTTTTTCTCCAAAAAAAATGGGGGGATTGCTCCCCCCAAATTGTTAAACTAACAAGTTATATTCTTTCTTCCATTCATCTTCGCATTCGACAACATAACCATGAGCCAAGATATCTGCTACGTATGTATCTCCCATTTCGTAACTACCATTATGCATCATTGGTGATGTAGCAGAAACAAACCAACGTGCGTTGGGATCTTTCTTCTCATTGTCTGGACGCTTGTAAGTCTTCAAGATTTTCCAAAACCAACCTCTACCATTGGCATAGATTGCATATGGCTTGTCTTCACTTCTAGTTTTTCCAAATGGATTTTTCATGTTCTTTCCTTCCTTTGTTAATAGGGAAATTGTAACACAACTACAATTTCCCTACAAGTTTTATCTGTCGTATTCTCTAGCGATTAATATTCCAAAGATAAAGACTATTAATCCAACGATACCCAATCCAAGACAGATCATAATTGGTGTATCACTATCTGAAGCAATGGCACTCAAATAAACGAGTGCCATGCCACAGAAAGACATAAGATAACCAAGAAAGTTAAGCATGTTCTCTCTCCCAGTTATCTAGAATAATTTCTGCACTACCTCTTGAAAACTTACCCATCTTCTTTTCAATCTCTTCAAGAGCTTCTTCGTTGGTCATATCTTCTAATAGATCCCCCAACATCTCTTCTATTTCCATCATATGATCGCTTAATCTAGACATATTACTTCCTTCCTAAATTGTGGGGGGATTGTTCCCCCCAAGTTTCTTATTTCTTATTCCAAGTAAAGATATTAGACGCAGAATACTTGATATACTTATTCCATGTTCTTGGATGCTTTGCTTGCCACCATGCAAGGTTAGGTACTATTGCTCTTGCTCTTGGTGTATTGTGAGCAAAACCATGTGCAATAGCTTCATCTCTATACTCTTGCTTTAATGATTTGAGACTGTCTTCAACTTCCTTGATCATATCAAGTTGTGCTTTGATTGTCTCTTCAAGTGTCTCTCTCTCTTCAAAGACAATGCTCTTGATTAGTTCTTGTGCTTTATCCATAGTGTTTCCTTCCTTAATTAACTTTATATACGTAGTATATAATGATTAATTACAAGTATTCAAGATGCTAACAACATTTATTTTACATTATTATTTGTTCACGTTTTGTTCCATGGGGGTAACTTGGCTCTATTACTGGTAAATATCCAGATGCTCGCTCCCCCCTCCCCCCTATTTATGATGGGGGTAACTCCGGCCAAGGCCCTTTTATTTGGTTTCATAAATTCATACGAGGGTAATACCATTGGCAACAATCAAACAACAATTAGGTTCCCTAGACCTTCTCTAAAAAATATGGGTATATTTTCATTTGGAAATTGTTTATACTGAGGGTTCAAGGAGCGAGGAACATGGTGCAAGACAGACAATTAAACTTGAGACAAGCAGCTATTTCTATGGCTGAAAAATATGGAATTGATCCAAATATTTTTGTTCGCATGATTAACCAAGAGAGTAAGTTTGACCCTAATGCCCATAACAAATCTTCTGGAGCCGCGGGTCTTGGACAGATAACCAAGCCAACGGGTATTCAGCCTGGGTATGGAGTTAATCCAATTGAGGATCGATATGATCCAATTGAGAACTTACGATTTAGTGCGGAATATTTTCGTGCTATGCTGAAAGAATTTGATGGCAGTTATCCGTTAGCTTTGGCGGCGTATAATGCTGGACCTGGTAGGGTTAAGGGTGCTGGTAGGGAGGTTCCTGATATTCCCGAGACACAGAACTACGTTAAGAAGATTATGGCGGGAGAGTCTAGCCCCTCGGCTCCTGGACCTAAGGCTCCCCCAGATCGTCCTTCGGTTCTGTCTGACCCTGCCCAGAGTTCTCCAGGTTCTCGTAATTTTGGAAAGGCGGTGGACGATTTTTTGTCGGTTACGAAACGCCCTCGGAAACGGCCCCCTGGAGTGATCTACTCGCAACCCCGGAGTGGTGGGGTTAGCCCATTAAGTCAGTTAGGGATTCCCGGTTTAGATAATTACAAAAGGTATTCCGCACCGGGAGGTGTAGCGAGTCTGATGAAGAAAAAAGCATGACGGTAGAATACCGAGAAGCTACGACGGCTGACTTTGAGCATATTTTTGCTTTAGGGAAGTTGATGCATGAAGAGAGTTGTTATTCTCATTTAGAATTCAGTCCTAAACGTTTATTTGAAATCATGGATATGTACATGAGAGATCCTGACAAGGTTATTTTTTTAGCATTACGTGACGCTAACGCATTAGGGTTATACGCAGGTTTTGTTTCTAAGTACTTTTTTAGTGAAGAGTTGGTGGCGAATGACGTAGCGTGGTTCGTGTTGCGGGATAAGCGTGGCAGTCGTATTGGGTTAAGGTTATTGGATAAATTTGAGAAGTGGGCTGAAGGTAGGGGGGTATCGGAAATTCGACTAGGTTTTTCAACGGATATCAATGGAGAAGCATTTGATAGCTTGATGAAAAAGCGAGGATATAATAGAGTGGGTTTTAATTACCGATTGAATGGCAAGGAGAAAGATCATGGGTTCAGACTCGGGTAGTAGCGGTGGCGGTGGCGGCTCAGATGACGACAAGAAGAGTTCATCCTCTGGTAGTGGTAAAACAGTAGCGAGTGTACAAGCACAGATTAACGCTGCGTTAGATGCGTCCGGTGGTGCGTGGACCTCGGAACTTAATGATTTAGTTGCTGAACGGGATTCCTTATCGGGAGGTGGTGATAAAGGAACGGCTGAATATAATATGTTTGGCGATAAGATCAGTGAAGGTGGTGCTACAGACACGCAACTTGCAACTCAATCCCAATATGCAAATGAGAAGGTAGGTGGAGGAACTTCGGGAACGGAAACATCCGTAACGCCAGTACAAACGGTATCAGTTCAAACTGATGACGATGACCCTGTTTATTATGATGCATTTGGAGGATCTCATTCTTCTTTTGCAAGTGCGTCGGCTGCGGATCAACAATACATTGCTCAAGAACAGGCGGCTCAAGCACAGATAGCCGCCCAACAACAGGCGGCGGCAGAACAAGCGGCGGCAGAACAGGCAGCGGCGGCAGAACAACAAAAAGAAATGTCTTTCTTTAATAACCTATTTGGTTCACCCGCGGCAGCAGCGACTCCTCCTGGTGAACAGATACCAAGTGGCATTAGTGGCGATGACCCATACGAAATGGAATACTACCCTGAAAAATCTGGTGGTATAATGGATGTACTTGGTGGTGGTGTTAATTATATAACAGATGCACTAAAAGGCGCAGCATCTGGAATTTTTGAAGGTGTTTCGGATAAAGGATTAGGTCTTGGTCAAACAATGTCAGGTTTTAAAGCGAGCAACTTAGGACCAGATCCTTTTCAGACTATTTTTACTACTGGCCCAGGTATGTTGTTAGCACAACAAGAAATGACAGACATAAGACAGAAAGCAATAGATAAAGGTTTTGATTGGGATAATCTACCCACGACTCAAAAAGAAATTGTTAAACAAGCTATCTTGGGAGAGGGAACAGACTCTGGAATTTATCAAGGCCCTGTTGAAAAGGCGGCTGAGTTCTTTAAAGAAAAAATAGCTGATCCTTTTAAATCAAGCGCAAGAGGTTTATTTTTTTCAGACGAGGACGAAGAAAGATTAGCTAACAAGGGGTTTAAATCAGGCGGTGGAAGTCTTGTGGATCAAGCGGGTAATTTGGTAGGGGCACCCGCGGGGGATGTACATGGACAAAACCTTGCTGATTATGGAGTAGACTTTCTTGCAAAACTTAATCCATTTACTCTTGGAGCAAATGTAGTTGGAAGTGCTTTTGAACCTGCCCCCGGAATACGAAACACTATAGGAAATAAATTAAACCAGTTACAAGAAAGTGGGGAACTAGATAGATCTCCTGCGTATCAAATTGCACTTCAAGCCGCAGGTGGAGATGCGGAAAAAGCTAAAGCTCTTATCGCTCAAAACGCAGCCACTAGTGCTAGTCTTTCAGTAGCTCCACTTTCTTCACTTGATGCTGTTATACCTGGCGGAAGAAATATAGCTACGGCTACTACAAAAAAAGTTGGTACAGAAGCCGTGCAGGGCGGGTTTGAACAACAACAAGCTTTGAGTAAAGTTGCTAGTCTTTTAAATGAAGGTCTTCCAGAGGATAGAAAAATAAATATAGATACAATGGAGGAGGTTTTAGCTGCTGCACTTGAAGAAGGAATATATGGAACACCAGGAATAGGGTCTGGAGGAACTTCCCAAGACGCTACAACTGATACATCACCTGCAGCAGACCCAGATCCAGAAGAAGTAACGGTACCGGGAGGAGAACTTGTTCCCAACATACAAGTGGGAGATCTTCCAACGCTTGTTGACCCATCAGTTATTCAGAATCCAGATCAAGCAAACCTTCTTACGCAAAGACCAGTGCCTTATGATCCCGGAGGTGGACCAATTGTTGTTTCTCCGACGGCAGGGGAACTTGCAAGTTCTCCTATAGGTATTCAATCAGCGTATGAGCAAGCAGCATTAGGCGCACCAAATCTTCAGATAGAACAAACAGCTCCAACATTAAATGAAGTAAAAGCGGCACAAGATATTATTGATGAAATGCTTTCTACAAACGACAATGTTGTTGATTTTAAGACTCTGCAGGGTATTCAAGAACAGACTAATCTGTCTATGGAACAATTAGCGGATATGACGGGGCAAACGATTGCAGCAAATGAACAAATGGGAACAGATCCTGCAAATTTAAATCAACCTCCTGTTAGCATAAACACAGCACTTTCAGATCCTCTTCTTACTCCACCAAACATAGAAACAAATATAGATGCTCCAGATCCTAATATGACCATGCCAAATTTACAAGATTTTGATATGTCTCTTCTTGATCCTTCCGGACCTACCCAAGCTGATCCAGAAGGAATTCTTTCTTTGGCAACGCAAACAGGGGAACAACCAAAAATGGAGGGCGTTAGTCCTTTGACAGTTGTGCAACCTTCTGATCAGGACATTGATCCGTTTGTCTATGAAGGAGAAATTTTAGGTGGTGAGCCTTCTACGGAAACTGTAACTCCGTCTAAAGGTCCAATGGATTTTGAGGATGCGGAGTTCGTAGATGTAGGTACAGATTTAGAAGTAGTAACACCTAAATCGACGGTAGTAACCACTACAGATTCGGAAACAGATACAAGCACAGATGATGATACTACAATATCAATTCCAATAACCACGGAAACAGATACTAGTGTTGATACTGAAACAGATAATGATTCTAAAAAAACAATGTCTCAAGTAGAAAGAGAAGAGGATGATCCAGAGGTTATTGAAATAGAAGAACCTGGGGGAGGTGAATCAGATGATCCTCAAATGAATGTTGTTACTGTTGGTGATGATGAGGATGATGAGGAAGCTCCTTTTACCTGTCCAGATGGTTATGAAGCAGTAAAACAAGACGGCATTTGGGTTTGTGAAAAAATTGCAAAGAAGTCTAAAGCTAGAAAAGGCAGACCAACTATAGGAACAAGACCATACGTTACAAGACCTGGCTTTGCTAAAAGAACAAAGACTTATGAATCAGCATGAATTTACAAACCTTACCAGAAGAAGCTTTAAAGGAAATATTAGCACTTACGGAAGCTAAGAAGCGTCTGGATTTAAGGGAAAAAGCTCAAAATTACTTCATGCCTTTTGCTCATCATGTATATGAAAATTTTATTGAGGGCAAACATCATAGGATTATTGCAGAAAAACTGGAGCGAGTAGCGAGGGGCGAGCTAAAAAGACTTATTATTAACATGCCTCCTCGACATTCCAAGTCGGAGTTTGCAAGTTACTTGATGCCTGCTTGGTTTTTAGGACGTAATCCAAAGTTAAAAATTATTCAAGCTACCCACAACACGGAACTTGCCGTTCGATTTGGTAGGAAGGTAAGGGATCTAATTGCTGATCCACAATATAAAGACATTTTTCCTACAACTAACTTGAAAGAAGACAGTAAAAGTGCAGGTAAGTGGCAAACTGACTTAGGTGGAGAGTACTTTGCTGCGGGTGTAGGTGCTGCGGTTACTGGTCGTGGTGCTGATTTGTTTGTAATTGATGACCCACACAGTGAACAAGACGCTTTAAGCGAGACAGCTTTCGACCATGCGTATGAATGGTACACTTCCGGTCCTCGTCAACGTCTACAACCGGGTGGTTCTATCATTATTGTTATGACTCGGTGGGGAAAGAAGGACTTGACAGGTCGTTTAATAGCTGCCCAAGGGTCAGATATCATGTCTGATCAGTGGGAAGTGGTAGAATTCCCTGCTATTTTACCTTCAGACAACCCGTTATGGCCGGAATTTTGGGATAAACAAGCTTTATTGTCGGTAAAAGCGTCTTTGCCCGTACAAAAATGGTCGGCACAGTGGCAACAACAGCCAACAAACGCAGAATCTGCTATAGTTAAGCGGGAATGGTGGCAAATGTGGGATAAAGAAGAGATACCACCTTGTAAATATATTCTTCAATCGTATGATACAGCGTTTTCCAAGAAGGAATCGGCTGATTATTCTGCTATTACGACTTGGGGAATCTTTAATCCTGAAGATGGAGGGCCAGATCACATAGTTCTGGTAGATGCACAGCGTGGTAGGTGGAATTTTCCAGAATTAAAGGAAAAAGCCTACCAAGAACACGAATATTGGGAACCTGACATGGTATTAATCGAGGCAAAAGCGACGGGTACACCCCTTATTGATGAGCTTAGATTGCGTGGAATACCTGCTCTAGGGTTCTCTCCAGGCAAAGGTAAGGATAAAATAACAAGAATGCACATGGTTGCACCTTTGTTTGAAGCTGGTGTAGTATGGGCACCAACAGACAAAAAATTTGCTGATGAAGTAATTGAAGAGGTTGTTTCATTTCCTAATGGAGATTATGATGACTTTTGTGATAGTATGACGTTAGCTTTGATGCGTTTTAGGCAAGGTGGATTTATTTCACTTAATGGAGAGAACGAAGAAGAGAACATTTATCGCCGCAAGCGGGAGTATTACTAATGGCTATAGAACCTGGAATAAAACCTGAAGACATGATGCAAGGCCCTGCTTCGGTAGATGTATCTGTTCCTCAACCACAAACGTTTGAAGGAGGGGCAGAGGTAATTCAGAATCCTCAAGGGGGTGCTACTATTCAAGCATTGGCTCAAGCCATGGGTCAACAGCAACAACAAGAGCCTCAGATTCCTCATAATGCTAATTTAGCAGAAGAACTTGATGAATCTTATCGAGGGGAGTTATCTTCAGAACTTAGAAGTTCGTATGAAGAAGATATGGAATCTAGATCCGAGTGGGAAGAAACTTACACAAAAGGTTTAGATCAACTTGGTATTAAGCACGAAGAAAGGTCACAACCTTTTGAAGGAGCGTCGGGTGTAACCCATCCTTTAATTACAGAAAGTGTTACTCAGTTTCAAGCACAAGCTTATAAAGAACTTTTACCTGCGGGTGGTCCAGTACAAGTTCAAGTTTTAGGTCTACAAGATGTGGCAAGAGAAGATCAGGCAGCTCGTGTCAAGGATTTTATGAACTACCAAATCACAGAGGTTATGGAAGAGTTTGATCCAGACATGGATCAATTACTTTTTTATCTCCCTCTTTCTGGTTCTACGTTTAAAAAGATTTATTATGATGAAGCTAAACAAAGGGCAGTATCCAAATTTATACCTGCGCAAGATTTGGTCGTACCTTATTCTTCCTCTGATTTAAATACGGCATCTCGTGTGACACACGTTTTAAGAATGGATGCTAATGAAGTTCGTAAGATGCAAGTGGCAGGGATGTATCGTGATGTAGAGTTATCAAAAAATGAGGACACTGAAAATCACGTTAAACAAAAGATAGATGATATACAGGGTACATCCAAGACTTATACGGATGAAGTGTATACTATTTTAGAAATGCACGTTGATCTGGATCTGGAGGGCTTTGAAGATATGTCTCCTTCTGGAGAACCTACGGGGATTGCTTTACCGTATATCGTGACAATAGACGAAGGGTCTGGAGAAGTATTATCTGTTAGGCGTAATTTTGCAGAAGGTGGTGGTCTTGCTAAAAAGATGCAGTACTTTGTGCATTATCGATTTATGCCCGGTTTAGGATTTTATGGCTTTGGCTTAATTCACATGATTGGTGGTCTTGGACGAGCAGCGACTAGTATCCTGCGTCAGTTGATTGACGCAGGTACACTAGCTAACCTCCCTGCAGGATTCAAGGCCAGAGGTGTAAGGGTGCGAAATGATGATGAGCCTTTACAACCGGGTGAGTGGCGGGACATAGATGCACCGGGTGGAAACATTCGGGATTCAATTATACCTTTACCGTACAAGGAACCTTCGGGTACCCTGTCACAGCTGCTAGGTGCGCTTGTAGAGGGCGGCAGACGCTTCGTTTCTCTTGCTGACACCAATACCTCTGATATGAACTCTCAAGCCCCTGTGGGAACGACTGTGGCTCTCCTAGAGCGTGGTATGAAAGTTATGTCGGCTATTCATAAAAGATTACACTATTCTCAAAAAAGTGAGTTTAGAATTCTTGCTAGAATATTTAGTGAGAATTTACCACCTGAGTACCCATATGACGTAGCGGGGGCTTCTAGGGTTGTGAAGTCAGAAGATTTTGATGAGCGAGTAGATGTTATTCCCGTTAGTGATCCAAATATATTCTCGATGGCGCAAAGAGTTACGTTGGCTCAGACGCAGCTACAACTAGCGCAATCTAATCCTGAAGTACATAACTTGCATTCTGCGTATCGTAGAATGTATCAGGCTCTCGAGGTTCAAAATATCGATGAGATATTACCCCCACCCCCACAACCAGAACCTCTTGACCCGGCCATTGAGAATGCTAGAGCTTTGATGGGGGAAGTTCTTAATACTTTTCCAGAACAGGATCACGATGTTCATATGCGTATGCACATAATGTTTATGAAGACACCATTAGTAATGACTTCTCCACATGTCATGGGAGTGTTTTATGCTCACATTATGGAACATATCTCACAGAAAGCTAGAAAGATGGTTATGGAACAAATCCAAGGTATTCTTAATCAAGCTACTCTGGCTGCGCAAAATGGAAGTGTTGATTCTCAAGCAGTACAAGCACAGATTCAAGAGGTTCAACAGAACATGCAAGACCCAGCTCAAATTGAAAGATTGATTACGGTACAACAAGAAAAGTTATTACAAGAAGTATTACCACAATTAATGCCTCCAGGAAATGATCCTATGTCAGATCCTTTAGTCCAAATTCGTATGCGTGAGCTAGAGTTAAAGCAGCAAGATCTAGGACGTAAGACAAAAGAAGATCAGGATTATGTAAATCTGGAAAGAGCGAAGATGGAACAAAGAGCGACAACAGATGCTGCTAGAATAGAAAGTCAAGAAGAAATTGCGGATGAACGCAATGAAGTCAATCGTGAAAGAATCGATGTCCAAAGACAGGGCATGATAAGGAAAGGAACATAAAATGCTTAAAAGAAAATGGTTTGAAAAGAATTTTGGCGAAGGTACCATATTCGATTTAGATTATGGTAAGTTGGTTATTTTAGGTCTTTGTATTTATATAGCCTTTTTTAAAAGTTAAAACATGTTAGACCCGGCAAGTATTTCGGCGGCAGTTGCTTTGTCTTCTGCCGCTTTTTCCAATTTGAAGAAAGCATTTTCTGTTGGACGAGATATAGAAAGTATGGGTAATGATCTTTCTCGTTGGATGAAAGCCAGTTCTGATATAGATCAAGCCGTAAGATCAACCAAGACTCCCCCTTTTTATAAGAAGTTTTTAAGTGGAGATACCGTAGAACAGGCAGCTGTGAATTCTGTAATTGCACAAAAAAGACTTGAGGAACAACGATACGAGTTACAACAATTTATAAAATTTAAATTTGGCACAAAAGCTTGGAATGATCTGTTAAAAATGGAAGCAGATATTAGAAAACAAAGGACTGAATTAATTTATAAAAGACAAGCCCTAAAGCAAAAAATAATTGAAGGGTTTTTTATATTTTTGTTATTAGTAACAGTAGTTGGATTTGTTGCGTTTGTTATTTGGTTAAAGAAAAAACAAGATGAATGATTGGGATATAAAAGATTTAATTTTTGTTTTTATTGTTTTTGCAGCAATGTATTGGGCAACATT